ATGAAGAACAACTTCTGACCTCTCTCCGGCAGACGCCCAAACAGAAAAAGTGGCCCGGCCTGCAGAAGCAAGAGATGCGTTACTACGAACTTCATGGACTGATGCAGACGCACTAGTCTCAACTAATTTGTCGGCGGTCGTTGTGCCGTCTGGGGCTAAAGCATCGTTTGCTATTACTGTTGAACCAGCCTTCACCCAAGCCGCATTATCAAACTGCTCACTATACGTAAGCAAATTATGCGGACGCCACTTCAGCAGCCCGTCGCTGTCCACCATGGTGGCATTGGACGTGGTATAGTGGGTGATGCTGTCAGAGAAAGTGCTCTCGACGCCAGACGTGCGGTAATACTCGTCGTCGAAGTCAAAAACAAGGGATGGCTCGAAGCCGCTTATTGCATATGCAGATAGGGCGGTCCCACTGCGCAACCGCCCCAAAAGACTAACGGCAATCCCAAGAAACATCTGAGCTTCCTTTAGTATAAAGCAACAATGCTCGTTGCAGTAGTGTCAGTAGAATACACGCGCTTCACCTGAACAGGAAGAATGCTGCCAGCCAACAAACCCACAAACGTAACGGTATTGCCAAGCGCCATGTCAACCTTAACATCCCCAGCACCGCCAATGTATAAGCCACGGGTGGGAAGAATGTCAGCACTGTCAGATGGAGTCACAGAAGACGCATCATAAGCGGACACCGTAGCGTCCGCCGTGCGATATGATGGGGTACGAGCCATTTGCTATTACCCCGCCGAAACAGTCAGAACACCAGAGTTGCTCCACAGTTGACCAGCAACACTCGGATCAGAAGTAGGAAGATCCGTGATGATCACAACGCTGTTCGTGCCATCGTGCGAAATCGAAATGTCTTCAGTGATAGTGCCAGTCGTGGCGTTCTTGGTGATTGCTTTAAAGCCGTTCTCAGAACGAACCGGGCCATTGAACGAGGTATTAGCCATTGAAATCTCCTGTCGTGGCTAGTGTCAGCTACACCATGTAGCTGTCAGGGATGCCTAAATAATACAGTAGGGTTAGGCAAAAAGAAAGGGGCTACCGAAGCAGCCCCTTCCCCGTGAGATTGACTCAACTTATGCGCCGGGCGAACCGAACACAGCGCGAGGATCGCTATAGCCAAAGCTGTAACGCTCACGCGCTTTGAAGCGCATGTTGCCTGTGTCGAAATCCGCTTCCATTGAAGTCCGCATGGGCGAACGCTCGAAGTGCTTAAAGCCATTCGGAGCGTCGGTTTTGATGAAGAATGCATCAGGGTCGGTCAGGAAGTGGTTGACCGTATAACCCTCAGGCAACATCCCCATGTTGCGGATTGCGTTCACGTCATTGTCTGCAGTGCCGACGCGCAGAGTCGATTCCAGCAGGCGGTCTGCAACGAATTGCAGCTGCGGGGGAACGATCAGCTTGGCGCCACGCAGGGCGATGATCATGTTACGCTCATCAACGAAAGTCGAAATGTCGATCAGAGCATTTTCGAGCGAAGTTTCGTTGAGGTCTGCAGCAGTCGAGGGCTCGTTGCGGAACGTGCCACCACCCGACAGGGGGTGATCCGTTGCGCACAGTTCTTTACCGTCGCCACCAGCAAACGAGCTGTTGAACGCGTTGTTCAGAACTGCAGCAGCCTTAACCTGCTTGGTGTGCGCCATCGAACGTGCCAGAGCACGGGTGTAACGAGCGCCAAGGCGGTCGTACAGGTTGTCTTCGACAGCTTCTTCAGTCAGAGCAAATGCCAGCGCAACCGTCTCGTGAGTGTAACGAGCGGTGTATGCTTCATTTGCGCTATCGAACTGAACGCCCGAGCCTTCCGACTTGGTAGGCGCGTTGCCGAAGCCGACCAGCATCACTTCTTCTTCAAACGCACGGTCCGAGGACTCGGTTTCGAAGATTTCTGCGTGCTCGGCATCGTAACGCGAGTACTCCATGCCGAATAGCGCGTTTAGGCCCGGCTCCAGTTCTTTGACGAGTTGTGAGCGAGAAATAGCCATAACTCAGCCTCCTTTACGCCAGACCTGCAGTGCCAGCACTGAACAGGTGATTATTGATTTTGACAATCACGTTGGTGTTTGCCGACGAAACATCGCTGTTTTCCGGGTCCTGCGAGATGTCGATTGCCTTCAGGGGCAGAGTCGCAGTGGTCGCACCAGTGCTGACAGCCAGCTCCAGACGCGAGGTGCCGGATTTGGTGTCGCCAACGGGCGATTGGTCAACGATGTCGAAGTTGCCAAACAAATCTGCAATAGGCATTGCAGCATTTGCCTGCACTTCAAAGGTTGCGTCCGGGTCATCAATGACGGTTGCCATGATGTCCGAAGCAGCTACGCCACCGGGGTAGTAGTTCGACCAAGTGGGTTTGCCAGTCGTCGGGTCAGTATACGAGCACCCGTTGAAGACGCCCAGAATCAAACCCGAGCCACCTGCGGCAACACGCTCAATGCCGCCACCAGTAACGACCGCTACGAGGTCGCCTTGGTAGATGGCAGTGGCATAGCCGGAGGCAATGCGGTAACGATTCTGGCGCTGCGAGGTAGTGCTCGTGCGAACCGGACGAAGGCCGAAAGAGGCGTCCTGATTAGCCATCTTTATTCTCCTTCAGAGTTTCCGCCTCTACGAGATCCAAACGAGACGGAAGATTTACGTTGAGCAGCCATTTTCGGCATGGCTGGATTGTTTTCACGCATCCAGTCACGGTCCACGGCTTCCATTTGATTTTGAGTCACGCCCTGATAGTGAGCGTTACGTTGATCCTTTAGCTCTTCGGGCATGCGTGCAAGCACAAGTCCGCCAACGCCAATGATGCCAGCGTTGCGGCCCTCATCCACTACAGGACCAGAATATTCGGGATACTCTTCAGCGCGAACAAGTTCCCAGCCTTCTTGCCGTTTCTTATGAACGTTTGTCCGATCATCGAACTCCATCACGGATTCACGAATCCAACGATGCACATACCCAATAGGGGCTTCCGGGGCTTCCAATGCCGAACCCGGACGCCAGACTTTGCGCTCTTGGCGCTCCCGCGTATTTACTTCGCGCGACGTACGATCAGCCATTGTTAGTCTCTCCGATTTTGAATCTTGGCTACTTCTGCGGCATATTTATCCAGAGGAATTTTCATCTTCTGTGCAAAAGCCACCTGACCCGGTGTGAGCTCAACGCTCTTCTTCCGTCCATTTTTAACGGCGCGATTTCCGCTACCAGCAGGCGTGACAGACTGGACGCTCTTCTTGTCACCCTGAAACTTATGAGGCATCTCACGCCGCATGCGACGGTCGATTTCCTGATAATACTCGTCAGTGGTAGGATCGTAGCCCTCTTCAGCTACAAGCGTTTCATGAATGGCGCGCGCAGCACCAGTCATTACACGGTCTTTCCCAAACCACTGGTTTTTCTCTAGCCACGAGTCCAGCTTCGGGTCGCGCTGTGGCGCCTGACGCTGTTGTGGTTGCTGAGCTACCTGCTGTTGCTGAGATGCTTGCTGCTGAGATTGCTCAGCACGCTGCTTTTGCAAACGCAGACGCTCTTTCTCAATAGCAAGCTGCGCAATGGCAGACTGCGCATCAGCTACGCGGTCATAGTCGCCAGCCTCATAGGCTTCGGCCAGTGCGCGCTTTGCTTGCTGCTCCTGAGTCGAGATGCGGCTCTCATACTCATTCATGTAACCCTTATCCAAAGTGGATAGGCGCTGCTTATACTGCTCGTTTTCTTGCTGCATGTGACGCAAATACTGAACAGCCGCCTGAGCCTCCTCCTCGGCTTGGCGACGTGCAGCAGTTAGCTTGCGAATGCGGTTTTGGACGTTTTTGCTGTATTGGCGAAGATCGTCTTCACTATCGCCATCAGACTCGTCATCTTCAGAATCACGAACATTTGTTCTGGTTTCTTCATCATCAACAACTTCGTAGTCGTCGGAATCAGATTCCAACTCTACATCGGTCATCTCAATATCTTCGTCGGCTCTTTGGGCTTCAGACATGAACAATGTTCCCCTTTGTTCCCTTATACATAAGAAATGTCAGTTGGGTCAAGGATCGTAGCTATGATATTATCGTCATTTATAATACGAACCTCAAGACCTTCCACTTTAAAGCGATTTCCCGCATATCTTCCTATAAGAACCCAGTCTTTCTCAGAGCACCAAGGGCCTGTCGGGAACTTTTGTTCGTCTTTATAAGCATCAGGGCCCATTTTAACGACATATGCGGCAACGGTAGCAAAGGCTTCGCGGTCACGAACCTGATCAGGAACGTAGACGCCACCTTTGGTCTTTTCACTGGGGTAGTAGGGGATAATCAGCAAACGATACCCAGTCGGCTGTGGAAGGCGCTCCAGCGCAGATTCTTCCATGTCAGATGGGTTATTTTCGTTTAGATTATCGGGCTTTGGCTTCCCAAATGCAGTCTGCAAAGGATCTGGAATGTTTGCCATGCCATCAGGCTTTTTCATGCGCGTTGCGACATGATCAGGAACGTATAGCTTCTTAGTCATCGGCCAACTCAATCGCTTTCATAGCTGTGCGTATTTCATCTTCCATGAACGTTAGCCCCTTAATCTGGCCAACGGCATAACGGTATTCCTCAAAAGAACCAATGTTGCCAGTCCCCAAGGACACCTGTATGTCCTCACGGCGCTGACGCAACTTCTTATAGAGGTGATCTGCTAGATGTAGTGCGTCCATAATATTCTCCCACTAGGAATCTATACGACCTAGCGGGAAGCGCAAGAAAAAACTACTTGACTTATGGACGCGTATGGAAATCTCTGGGATCAGAAGATTCCTGAAAAACGCTGCGGCCTTGCAATAGAACTAAAGCGGCTAACAGTCCCACCGTTAGC